TATCATCAACTAAATCACTTGCTAAAGATATTGTAGAAATATTTGGATTAGTGCCGTCATCTGCTTTTGCATATGCAATTACAGTTTTACCATTAGCAATTGTAGCAGAAGTTCCTGTACCTGTTACATATTTAAATACAACATTTTGAGATCCAGATGTTGCATTTTTTAAGAAATAAAAATTTTGTACATCTAAAGGTATTGTAACATTTCTTGATGCTGTTAAAGATCCTGTAAATTCTATAACTCTATGAGAAAGAGTTGCACCTGTTGATCCATCTGACACTGAAAGAGTCGTGTCTGCACCATCAGTTACTGCTTGAGTTGTATAACCACCAGATATTTGTTCAATAATTTGTAAGTTTGTATTGGTTTTTGTACCCCATGTACCGGCGTTTTCACCAGTTGCTTGAAGTTCTACCCCTAAAGGTGTGTATGTTGATGCCATAAAAAATTCTCCTACGCTGCTACATCGTTATAACTGTTATTTGTCCCTGTTGCAACATCAGAATAACTATTATTTGTTCCTGTTGGTACATTAGTATAACTGTTATTTTGACCGGGGTCAACATTTCCGTAAGCAAATATGTCCACAGTTCCTACACTAAACGTTGCTGATAATCCAGTTAATCCTACCGTAATATCTGTTAATGAAATTGTTCCTAAACTAGCCGTAAATGATTGGCCAGTTAGTCCTAAACCTTCTTCTACTGTTAAAGCTCCTACACTAGATGTTATTGTTTGAGCTGTCGGTTGAACTAATGCTCCTCCCAATCCAACAATAGAACCTAATGTTGAAGTCATTGATAGTCCAGTTAACTGAACTGTATCATTTGGTATAACTACTGAACCTAAGGTAAATGTTGCTTCAATACCTGTTAAATCTGCTTCTTGTGAAGAACTACCAATTGCTGTTCCCTGTGTTAAAGTTATTTCTTGACCAGAAATAATAACAGTTTCGTTTGGAGCAAATGCTGTACCTTGAGATAACGTAAGATCAAGACCTGTTATTCCAACAGTCATGTCAGCTACAACTGGTGTACCTAACACTGCTGTAACTTCTTGACCTGTTAGGCCCATAGTTACATCATTTACTGTTAATGAACCTACTGATGCAGAAAAAGATACACCATCTATATTTACAGGAACAAAAGCTTCACCTTGTGATAATGTTATTTCAAAACTCGCTGGTGTAATTATAACATCAGGAATGTCTACAGTGCCAATACTAAACGATGCTGATACACCTGTTAAAGAAATTGTTTGATCAGAAAGATCTCCCCAGCCTCCTTCACCACTCCAATTTTGTGCACCCCAACCTGTTTTTAAAGTTGTATCTGCATTCCAATTAGCTTGGCCCCAGGTAAACCTGCCCCATCCTGAAGTCGTCGACATGGTCGACCTCCTATGCTAGTCTGATTATTGCGGCTGTAGCGTCGTTTGTAGGAAACTCTATTTTAAAAGTTCCATTACTTGCTGTTTTATCTCCACCAAAAGCTATGATTGCAACAGCGTCTGTTGTACTTGAACCACCAGCTGTTGTAGTATTGTAAATCATTGCACCGTTTGCTGTGAAAGATGCTGATGTATATGTTACATCACCAAAGTCTGTGAAAGCTGTTGTACCAGTTAATCCAACTCCCGATCTTGTAAGAGTTGCACCCCCTGCAGTGTATGCAGTTCCTGATGTGTTTGTAATTTCTTCCGATGTTGAATAATCTGTAGTGGCTGCACCTAAAGAAGCATCACTATCAAATAAAGCTAATTTAAAAGTATGTCCACCTGATGAAGCAAAGTTATGTTTACCTTGTAAAAGCTCTTGTTTAAAACTTGAACATATTGCCGATGTTATTGCCATAATTTATCTCCTATGGGTTTGCTGAGTTAACTGGGATACGAACAGCGCCATCAGTGTAGTCATCTCTTCGTCTTCTACCAACTTGCTCATTAGCAAACTTCTGTACTTCTTGTTTATATTTATTTTCGTAAAGTGTCAACATATCTATTGGACCTTTTAAAAAGCCATATGCCTCTGATAGACAGCAATATAAAAGTCCATTTGGAAAGTTAAGACTAATATAATTAGTATTATCCCCCTCTAAAAGACCAGGCATTTTGTTAAAATGTATTCTAGCTAAATAATTAGTATTAGGTGTAGGAGCTAAAAATATTCTACCTGATGTCGTATCTGTGTTTCCAGTTGCACCTCCAAAAGAAGCATAATATTTTGGTTTACCTTGTGCTGCAGCTGTCCCTGTTATGTCTTGATATTCTTGTAAATAACTCATGTCCTTTTTTTCTAAAAAAGTATTTGCACCAGTTATAACTGAATTAGAATCATATACTTGAATGGCTCTAATAAATAAACATCCTGCAGGAGCGTTGATAGATTCTTGACCTGCAACTAAATTAATTGTTTGTTGTTTTCTATCGGCATCAATAGGAACATCTCTCATTATTCTATATTGAGCGTTTAATAATATATTTTCTAAAACAGCATCCGTTAATACATTAGAGTCTGTTTCTGTATAACTTCTTATTTGTGTTTTTAATCCTGATGCGCTTATTCCTGACATTACTTAACTATCTCCTGACAAGTTGGACAACTTTTTCTAAATCTTAAATGACCATCGCAATGTTCTTTTTTTACTTCTTTATACAAAACAAGATGTGGATCTTCTTTTTCTGATATAAATATATTTTTAATCCAATTCCAAATTTTATTTATCATGCGCTTACTGTGACTGGCCCTGCTGAAGCTATGTCACCTCCTCCTTCTAATGTTACTGAAGCTGTAACTCCAGAACTAAAAGTATAATTATTATCATCAACTTTAGTAATTGTATACCCCCCTGATGCATTTATTGTTGCTGCTGGTAAATTTGCAACATTAGAGGCATCTCTAAATCTAACAGTGTCACTTGTTGATCTTCCATGATTTGGCTCATTAACTGATACTGTTGCAGATCCATTGGTAATCGTAAAAGCATTTGAAGGTAAAAGATTAGGAACAGCTGTTTCTGCTCTATCTGGTCTAACATTACGCAATGATATTGCATCACCATTCATAGGTTTTGGTTCTAATTGTGGTTGCTTTGGTTCAAACTCTGACACATGCACAAACGATCCATTCCATTCTCTAACCATTTCTTTGTATGGAAATTCCATACCTGATCTATCTGATATTGCTTTTGCGTATTTTCCTGTTGCGTACTTTGCCATTATCTAACTCTTCCACCTTTCATAAATGCTCTACCTAACCCACGTTGTGCAATTCCACCACCTCTTAAATATTTTGATCCACCCATTTGTAATTCTTTTATTTTTTTTTCTTTGTCTTGTTTTTTAAATTCTTTTTCAATTTTAGGACCTACTTCTTTTTGTTTTTTCTTTTGTGTTCCAGAAGTGCCATATCCTCTATGAAGCGGAGGAGACCCTAATTCATCAACATTAAAATAAGGACTTTTTTTATCAAATTTAGGAAATTTATCTGTTGCACCAGGTCCCGGTTTAATTTCCAAAGGAAATAATTTTTTACGTAGACTTTTAATAATTTTAGGTGCGTCTTTTATTTTTGTTATTGACATTATGTTCCTGGGTAATATGCTTTTGGTGTAATATATGTGCTAGAAGCTGAACCATCTTCTGCTAATGCTCTAGCTAATTCATCCTCATAATACAATTTCATTTGTTGTGTAAGTTGTGGTTGATATTTTTGTGAAATATAAAATGCTAAACCAGCAACCATACAAGGAACAAATCTAAATGGAACATCTGTTGCGTTTGTGTAATCACCTACATCTTGAATTCTTTTTATATAATATATATGCATGTCTTTAGATGCATTTGTTGAATCTGGTGTTGGATAAACATGTATTCTAACTTTATCTATAAATCTTTCCACCCAATATTGATTAGGTGTTCCTTTAGATAATTTGTTTGAAAAACCTGCATAAGTAGATCTATCTACTTTTGTCATTGGTGAATCTGATTGTGTTGTTTGAGTTCTATTACTTCTTAACTGTGCTTCAAGGACATCGGATATTCCGTATACATTTGCTGGTGTAGATACAGCACTTGTGCCATCATCACTTGATCTAAAAAAATCATAATCTGATTGACCTTCGATTAGATCAATATTTAAATCTGCTATTTCCCAATAATGAATACCT